CCATCCGTGAAAAAAAAAAACCGGGTTGGCGTTGAACATTTTGGAGCCTTGACCCTGGCTAATCAGCAATTTTGGAAAAAACCGAATAGGACCAGAAATGACCAGCACACGCACGAAAAAGCCGAAAACACTTAGCAACGCGGCAGCTATCGACAATTTCGTTTTGAACGCGTTTCCTGATGGCGTGCCTGCATCAGACATGCCAACAGTCACCGCAGCACAACTGCTGGCCCGCGCTGTGGACGCTGATCCCTCAGTAGCGAGCCTGTGGCGGCAGTACCGTGAAGCGTTGGCAGACCTATTGGAGGCGACGGAACAGGATGGCGACGAAATCGAATGGCTCGTGGGACAGTTGTCCAGCTCGGGTAGCGACACCGAGGACTGACAGGCCGACGCGTGGCGACAAAGTAGCCAAAGCCGCGCAGCTGCTCGGCACCACACTGATGCCGTGGCAGCAACAGGTTGTCGATACCGCGTTGGAGGAAACACCGGACGGCAGATTGGCGTACCAAACGGTTGCGGTCACCGTGCCACGCCAGGTCGGTAAATCCACGCTGGTGCTCGCCAACATGGTGTATCGGGCACTGGTCGCACGTAATCAGCGAATCGCGTACACCGCGCAAACCGGTTTCGACGCACGCAAAAAAATTGCTAACGATTGGGGACCTGAATTAGAAGACACACCGCTCGGAGCTATTGCAACGCTGTATCGCGGTGCAGGTTCCGAGGCCATTGTGTTTGACAACCGGTCACGGATCGAAGCCCTAGCGTCCACCGTCACAGCCGGTCACGGACGCACACTGGATTTTGGGTGCATTGACGAGGCTTTTAGCGACGTTGACGACCGCAGGCTGCAAGCCATGTTGCCCGCGATGACCACACGGCAGGACGCACAGGTGTGGATCGTTTCCACGGCAGGCACCGACGAATCCACGTTTTTGAAACGCATTGTGGCTGACGGTCGCGAAGCCGTCGCCAACGGGCTGACCAGCGGCATGGCTTATTTTGAATGGTCGGCAACAGATGACCAGGACCCTGACGACGAGGCCACATGGGATTCATGTGTGCCCGCGCTCGGCTACACCGTTACACACGACTGGATTAGGCAGGCCCGCCAAACAATGACCGACGGTGATTTTCGTCGCGCCTACCTAAACCAGTGGACTCGCACCTATAACCGTGTCATTCCGCAACACGTATGGGACGCAGCACAGGATGACGCAATGCCTGACGGAATGCTGGTATTCGGTGCGGATATTACGTTGGACCGATCCAGTGCCAGCATTGTTGTCGCAGACGAACATGGGCGAATCGAATTGATTGATAACCGAACCGGTGTGGATTGGCTACCGGACCGGCTGGTGCAGCTCGCATCGGATCACAAGGGACTGATTGTCATTGACACTTATGGGCCTGCCGGACTGCTGGCAGACGCGTTGGAGGACAGACGAGTGCGGTTGGTGAAATACAATACGCGTGATGTGTGTTACGCATCCAACCTGTTCTATGACGACTGTGTGGCAGGCAAAATGCGTGTGCGACCCCATCAGGCACTGAATGAGGCAATAGCCGTCGCAGAAAAAAAGCCGTTAGGACCGTCATGGATATGGGCACGTTTCAACCCTCGCGCCGACGTGTCACCACTACACGCAGCCACCATCGCGTACCATTGCGCTAAACATCGCAACCAGTCTGCAAGCAGACCGGTGATATTCTAGGAATCATTATGGCCCTATTTCGTCGCAGGCAGGCCGAGCAACGCGCTGTCGAATTTCCGTTCGTGCTCCCGACACGTGGCGGGATGATGCAGCCCCTGCAAGGGCCAATGAATGTCAGCGTTACTACCGCGCTCGGCATTCCCGCGCTGTACCGGTGTGCACAGTTGATCAGCGACACCATCGCATCACTGCCATTAGAAGCGTTCCGGCGTGGCGAACGGCTAACACCGACACCCGCGATCCTGTCGCAACCTGACCGCACCATGACCCGCATGGATATGTTGGCAAGCACCGTGCTGTCACTGCTCGTGGACGGCAACGCGTTTTGGTTGCTCGGTGACCGTGACGAGCTCGGCTACCCACGACAAGCGGTGTTGCTCGCTACCGACGCTGTGAATATTCGTGCGGACGGTGCCAGCGTGTTCTACCAGGTTGCAGGCCAGACCTACACCGATGAGGAAATCCTGCACATCCGTGGGCTGACGATGCCTGGAAGCGTGCGCGGTATGTCCGTCATTGAACATCACCGACGCAGTTTGGGAATCGCGATGGCCGGCGAGGAATGCGCAGCAAACGTGTTTGAATCCGGTGGCTTGCCGGTCGGTGTGCTGGAAGTGGACGCAGACATATCGCGTGACGAGGCCGAAGATTTGAAAACCGGTTTTGTGGCCGCGAACGGTGGCCGCAACCGTGCACCCGCAGTGCTCGCAAACGGCATCAGCTATAAACCGCTGTCATTCTCCGCGTCCGACCTAGAACTGATCGAATCACGCCAATACTCGGCGCAACAGGTGTGCACCATTTTCGGTTGCCCGCCACATTTGGTCGGTGTCCCCATGTCCGCTGGCGGTCTCACCTACCAAAACGTGAACAGCGACAGCATCCATTTCGCGCGATACACGTTGCGACCGTGGCTATCCCGAATCGAACAGGCCCTATCGCTGCTGATCCCGCGAGGCCAACAGGCCCGTTTTGTGCTTGACGACCTGTTGCGAGCCGACACCGCGACACGGTTCGCCAGTTATGAGGTTGCGATCCGCGCCGGTTTTCTGACCGCTGAGGAAGTACGCGCAATGGAGGACATCACCACACTGACACCACCCGAGGACATGACCGATGGCTGAAATTGTGAACCGTCACGTAGAGGTGGCCGGTTTTGAAATTCGCGAGGATGACGACGGGCACCACCTGGTCGGCATCGTGGCACCGTTCGGCGCACTGTACGACGCAGGCAGCTACCTAGAACGGTTCGCACCGACCGCGTTCGATAAGACAATCACTGAGCGCGGCACCCGTGTCCCGCTGCTGGAACAGCACGCCACCGACCGTATGCCCATTGGCCGTGCCGCGAAATGGGAAAAAACCAATGACGGACTGATCGCGGATTTTTTGTTGGCTCGCACCGCACGTGCTGACGAGGCCCGCACACTGGCAATGGATGGTTTCGTGACCGGTTTCAGCGTCGGATTTATTCCGGTGCGCACCCACACGTCGGAAATGAATGGCAAGCCGTTGCGGACCCGCACCGAAGTGGCCCTAGACCACGTTGGGTTTGTGCGCAACCCTGCCTACGCCGAAGCGCAACTGCTGTCGGTCCGTGCCTACGATCCTGACGACCAGGAACAGGTGCCGAGGCTCGCCAAATACCGTCACTTGCTGAGGGAGTTGGATAACTGATGGCAAACTATTTCGCGCAGACGGTCACCACGACCGCAACCAAAGTGCTGGACTCAATCGACATACACCGTGACGTATTCATGCAGACAATCGGCAACGAAACGGTGTATTTAGGTGACGACAATCAAGTGACCACTAGCAACGGGTTGCCAATTGTCAAAAACACTGCTGCATCCCACAAAATTTTGGTGCCAGGTCAGGAATTGTGGGCCATTGTTGGTGTCGGCACTGAATCGTTACGCGTATTTACTAGGGTTGACTGATCACGAAACACGCTACACGCGTGTTTATACTGTGAGCGACCGCCGACGATTACGCCGCCCACGGGCACCTGGTCGTCACCGTCAGGACCATAACCGTCTGACCACCAGGAGACATATACCGTGAAGCTGCTTGACCAGCTGGTGTCCGAGCGTGCCGAGATCGCTACCGCTGTCGAAGCGGTGCTGGATCGTGCCGCCGAGGAGACCCGCGACCTCACCGAAGCCGAGGACAAGAACCTCGGAGACCTGACCACCCGTGCCAAGGAAATCGACGCTCGCATCGCTGACCTCCGCGAAATCCAGATTTCGCATCTGGAGGCCGCGAAGCTCCGTGCCGAGGTTGCCGCCACCGACGAGCCTGAGGAGCCCAAGGCCGTGAACCGCGTTGACGTGAAGTCTGAGCCCCTCACCTACGAGGAGAACAGCCCCAATTCGTTTTTCCGCGACTCGTATGCCGCCGAATTTCTCGGTGACCAGTCGGCCCGTGAGCGTCTGAACCGGCACCAGTCGGAGATGGCCCACGAGCTCCGCGACAGCGGATCATCGAATTTCGCTGGACTCGTCGTCCCGCAGTACCTCACCGGTCTCGCGGCTCCGTTCCTCCGCGCCGGTCGAAACACGATGGATGTTGCGAACCAGCTGCCGTTGCCCGCCAACGGGCTCACCGTGAACGTGTCCCGACTCACCACCGGTTCGTCCGCTGCCGCTCAGGACGGCGACAACGGTGCTGTGACTGAGGCCACGCCGGATGACACGCTGCTCACCGTGAACGTCCGCACGTATGCGGGCATGGTGGACGTGTCCCGTCAGGCCATTGAGCGCGGAACCGGTGTGGACAGCCTGCTGTCCGCTGACCTGGTGTCCGCGTATAACAGCGCGGTGAACGCCGACGTGATCAACGGTGACGGCACGTCCGGCACCCACACCGGCATCCTGAACACCTCGGGTATCGGCGACGTTGACGCTGACGACGCGTCCCCGAGCGCTGTTGAGACGTTCCAAAAGGTCATCAAGGCCATTTCGACCGTCACCGCGGCGCGTTACACGCAGCCTGACATCATCATCATGCACCCGCGTCGTTGGGCGTACCTCACTGCCGGTTTGGACTCGTCGAACCGTCCGCTGGCCGGTATTCAGGGCAATTCGGGTCGCAACATCGTTGCGCTCGGCAACCCTGGCGCATACGGCACCGCTGCTGGCGAGCTCGCTGGCATTCCGGTCGTCGTGGACGCTGGCATCCCAACCAACCTCGGTGCCGGTACCAATGAGGACAACATCATCGTTGCGAACCGCGCCGACCTGGTGCTGATGGAGCAGGCCGCTAGCCCGCTCATGCTTCGCTACGAGTCGGTTGGCTCGGGCACCCTCACCACCCGCATGGTGGTTTTTGGTTACAGCGCGTTCACCGCTGGCCGTTACCCTGGCGGCATCTGCAAGGTTCAGGGCACGCTGCTCAGCGCGACGCTCTGACATCACCCGTAAGTGCCAGCGGCCCTGCACCCTCCACAGGGCCGCTGGCACACCGGAGGTTTGACCGATGAGCGACAAATACACAGATAACCTGATCAAGTCGGGCGCGGACCCTGTGCTGGTCGGCAAACTGTTGCAGTCACCTGCACCACAGCCGAAACCTGACGCAGAACAACCCGCAAAGGCCGCTGAGAAGCCCGCTACGCCACGCAAAGCGAGCAAGCGCACCCGTAAGGCCGACTAATGGCGTACACCACGCTTGCGCTTGTCAAAGCGTCGCTAGGTATCCCATCGGCTACCACGTCCGAGGATGACGCGATCAATGCCGCCATTGACGCTGCTGAGGCCCTGATCGATAACTACACCGGTCGCACATTTGAAACCGTGACCGAGGCCCGCACGTTTCTGCCACGCACCGCCAGCATTCTGGACGTTGACGACATTGCAACCCTGTCAGGTCTCGTGGTCAAATCCGACGAGGACCAAGACGGCACGTATGAGACCACACTGGTCATCGGCACCGATTTTGTTGCGGTTGGCAATGACAACCCGTGGCGCAAATTTACGCAGATCAATCAGGGCTGGCCGCTGTCTATCTACGGCAGACCGACCGTTGAAATCACTGCCACGTGGGGATACGGCAGCGCAGTGCCGAATAACATAAAACAGGCCGCGTTGCTCATGTCATGCCGTCTGTTCCAACGTAAAGCGTCACCGCTCGGATTTCAGGCTGGCGCAATCAGCGAATTTGGGCCGGTCAGGATCAGTCGTCAGGACCCTGACGTGGCGGCACTGTTGCACGGTGTGAAACTGATCGGTGTCGCGTGAGCACTTACACGCAAATCAAAGCCGGACTGGCGACTGTGCTGGAAGCGTCCGCGAACCTGTCGGTGGTGTATCCCGATCCGACAGACACGCCGATCACACCGTGCGCGATCATTGTGCCTGCACCGGCAGCTGTTGAATATAAACAGGCCATGCAAAACGGGTTGGCAATTTTGGAATTTCGTGTGACCGTGATGGTGCAACGGTTTGACCAGGCGGCCAACATTGCGAAACTGGACCCGTTCGTGTTCGGACCTGACAGCCTGAACAGCCTGGTGGACGCTGACCGCACGTTGGACGGCACCGTTTCTGACGCGGTGGTGACACGTTGCGTGAATATCGGCAACGTCGGCTACGGTGATGACATATATTTGGGTGCTGAATTTGAAATAGAGGTGTACGCCGAATGAGCAGCTACCGCATTCTGTCCAGCAAACTGGCCGCAGGACCCGCTGGTGCAGTCGTCACGGAAAACGAATTGCATGGGTGTAATATTGCGGCATTGGTCGCTGGCGGCCATATCGCACCGGCAACGGTGTCGGAACCCGAAACCGAAACAGAACCCGAGGAAACCGAGGAATAAGACATGGCAAAGCTCGTGCTCACCGATGCCAGCGTGACCATCAATAGCGTGGACCTGTCGGATCACGTTCAGTCCGTGACGCTGAACTACAACGCCGATCAGGTGGAGACCACCAGCATGGGCGACACCGCGCACAAGTTCGTTGGCGGTCTGGACAACATCACGTGTGATGTCACGCTGTTCCAAGACCTAGCCGCGAGCGAGGTTGAGGCCACGGTTTTCGATCTCGTGGGGACTCAGACCACCGTGCTCATCAAAGCCACCAGCGGTGCTGTCGCTGCCGACAACCCGTCCTACACCATCACCGGCGCATACGTCGCGAGCCACACGCCAGTTGCGGGCACCGTCGGTGACGCGGCCATGACCACGATCAATTTCGTCGGTGGAACGCTCGCCAAGGCCGTCAGTTGACCTAACACGAAAAACATAACGGAGGGCGTTATATGGTCGGAAACGACGTTGCCGTAGATTTCAAAGACGGCACCACGCAAGAGTATGAGGTCACGATCAGTGCCATGTGCACATGGGAGGACCAGTATCCCGACATGGCGTGGACTGAATGGGTGCGTAAGCAGTCATTCAAACCGTTGGCGTTTCTCGGCTGGTCCGCGATGCAAGACAGCGGTGTGACCGTAAAGCCGTTCAAAGAGTGGCTGAGGACCGTTAAGGCGGTGCGGCTGGTCCCAAAAGCCGCAGACGAGTAGGCCCGACACAACGCCTGGTCGCACAGATGGCGGTTGCGACCGGCATCGCACCGAGCGAACTACTGCAAACACCTACAATGGTGTTTCAGGAAATGGTGCGACTATTACAGGAACGGGCCGCAAGTGGATGAACCAGTCAAAGTCGAAATTGGCGGGCTATATAAGCTGATCACCGCATTAGGCAAGCTCGACGAGGCCGCTAAGGATGATTTCAAAGAGGCTGGTCGCGAAGCCGCACTGATTGTCGCAGGCGAAGCCAAACGGACCGTGCCGTACCGGACCGGCGCACTATATGAGAGCATCCGCGCAGCTGCTCGCGTTCGTGGCGGTCGTGTCTACGCAGGCAAAAAACTGGTGCCTTACGCTGGTCCGATCCATTTCGGTTGGGGTCGCAGAAACATCGCACCGAACCCGTTTCTGTATCGTGCCGCAGATAGGCGTATCAACGAGGTCATGGATGCCTACATCACCCATGTCTATAAAATTTGGAATAGGAATATCTGATGGCCGGTAAGCGTGCAGCAATCAGCATTGACGTAATCGCGGACGCGACCAAAGCCAAAGCCGGATTGAAACAGGCTGAGGACGCTGCTGGCAGTTTGCAAAACCAGTTCAAAAACGTCGCTAAGACTGCTGGCGCAGCGTTCGCTACGCGTGAAATCGTGAATTTCGCTAAGGGTTCGATCAACGCGGCAAGCGACCTGGCTGAGTCAATGAATGCGGTGCAGGTCACGTTCGGTGACGCATCGGACGAAATTTTGAAGCTCGGTGAGAACGCAAGCAAAGCGGTTGGTATGTCGGCACGCGATTTCAACGCGTTCGCAGTCCAATTTGCAGGATTCACGAAACAGATCGCTGGTGCGAACGGTGACGTGACCGCAGTCACTGACGAACTGACAACCCGTATTGCCGATTTCGCGTCGGTAATGAATCTTGACATTCCACGGGCCGCACAAATCTTCCAATCGTCGCTGGCCGGTTCCAGCGAACCTGCACGAGCGTTCGGCATTGACCTGTCCGACGCAGCAGTGAAAGCTCACGCGCTCGCCACCGGCCTAGTGGATTCCACAGCGGAAATGACCGAGGCCGAGAAAGTCACTGCCCGTTATGACCTGCTGATGGAAGAAACCGCGCAAATGGCAGGCGATTTCGCCGCCACAAGCGACGGCCTTGCGAACAGCATGAGAATTCTGGAAGCCGACCTAGATAACGCCAAAGCAACCATTGGCGAAGCGATGGTGCCCGCATTGGAAGCCGTCACAACCGCTGTCGTGCCCGTACTGGACGCGTTCACCGCGTTGCCTAAGGGACTGCAACAGACAGTCATCATCGGTGGCGGTCTGATCGCGGCGACCAAATCAATGTCCACCACAGTGCAAGCGTTCGGGGTGTCAGCAAAAAACGCGAACAAATTTGTGGGTGGTTTGACGACCGGTATCGGTTTGGCCCTGATCGCGTTCAACCAGTATCAGACCGCTAAAAGCGAAATTTCGGCAGCTGCCAACCGTGTCCGTGACGCGTTAGACGCGGAAACGCTTGCGATCACCGCAAACACTGAAGCAACCATCCAACAGGATTTCCTCAGTGGCGAGCTCGGTAAAGCAATGGAAATGCTAGGGCTGGACACCGACCTAGCAACCGCAGCCGTCATGGGTAACACCGAGGCGCAACAGGCATTCATCGAACAGATGAAACAGGCCCGTGAGGACAGCGTAGGACTCGGTGATGGTCTGCGAAGCATTTTTGACAGCAGCATGTTGGCTATTGACGCGGCACGGATCGTGGAACGCGAGTATCAGGGAATGACGCGCGGTTTTCAGGACGCGCAAGCCGAGGCCGAGCGACTGAACACGACCAATGACGAGTCACGGCAACAGTTTGAACGTCTGATCGGTCCGACCGAGGACTACTACCAAAATATAAACAAATCGGCAGAACCGACCAGCGACCTGTCCGATGCAGTGGATGAACTGTGGAAATCCACAGACGAGTTGTATCGCGGCATGTTTGCGCTGAATCCCGAATTTCAAAAGTATTTGGACACGTTGGACAATGAGGCCGCTGTTCGTGACCTGGAATCAGCGGTGGCCGATTATGACGAACTGTTGAAAGACAACACCGCTAACGAGGATGACCTAGCCGAAGCGAAACAGCGGGTAGCGGAACAGACACGCAACGTCATTGAAGAGCTAGGGAACGTGCCCGCTGAAACGCAGGCTGATCTGCTGATCATGGTGCAGGACGACCAGTTAGAGGACCTGATCGAACGCACTAACCGGCTAAAAGACGCGTTGAACCTTGTCAGCGGTGAAATTTCTACACAAATGTTCAATTTGGAATCTGCCCGTGGTGCGTTGTCCGGTTTGCAAAATGTTGGGCAGGTTGGCAGCACCGTCATTGGGCAACGTCCAACACCGGAACTGGCATTGGCAACTGGTGGCATTGTCAGTAAACCGACCGTGGCACGGCTCGGTGAATACGGACCTGAGGCCGTCATCCCGCTGACCGGCGGCAACGCACGCGGTTTCGGAGCCACCTACAACATCGTTGTGAATGCTGGTGTTGGCGATCCTGGCAGCATCGGACAAAAAGTGGTTGAAACGATCAAAGCTTTTGAACGTCGCAACGGCACCGGTTGGAGGAACTAGCCGTGACACTGCCCGTGTCAACCGCTGTCCTGTTTTACAGCGATTCAGGAACCGCTGACCCGTTCACGTTGGACAGCGCAACCTCGGGTGTGCTGGACAGTGACGTGCTGGAGGGCGTGACACCGGTAGATATCACCAGCGACGTATACGGAATTCGGATTGATCGTGGCCGGTCACGTTGGCTAGACGATTTTACGTCAGGCAGTTGTGCTATCAGCCTGAATAACCGTGACCGTAAATACGATCCGAACGGTGGCGGCACGTACAGCAACGAAATTGTGCCAGGTAAGCGGTTCCGTGTCACTACTGCGTCCACACCGATTTTTGATGGTGTGACAGACGATTGGGATATCGAATACACGTTGGACGCGGACAGCACCGCGAGCGTCGTCATTTCGGACGGGTTCAGCGACCTCGGTCGCACCATCCTCACCGAAACTGTCACCACGTCGCAGCTGTCATCGGACCGGCTCACCACAATTTTGGATCGTGCCGACGTTGTGTTTCCTGTCGCAAAACGGGACATTGCGACCGGTGTCACCACATTGCAGGCCGACACCATCGCTGACGGCACCGACGTAGCCACCTACACGCAGCTCATCAGCCGCACCGAAGGCGGCCGCGTATTTATCGCAGCGGACGGTGATCTGACGTTTCGCAACCGGTATGAAACCCAAACCACAACGGGTGCACTGAAATTCGCTGACGACGGTACCGGTGTCCCGTTTTATGGGTTGTCTGTCGCGGTCGGCTCAGAACTGTTATATAACCGGTCACTGATCACCCGTACTGGTGGCAGCGAACAGGCCGCAGACAACACCAGTTCACAGGACGCGTACGGTGTGCGCACACTGGCGTACACCGGTTTGCTGTTCAACAGCGACAGCGACAGCCTGAATTTTGCACAGTATTTGGTGTCCCGCTATGGCACACCTGAGGTGCGGATCAGCGGCCTAGCAATCAACCTGCACGCGTTGGATGCGATACAGGCAGGCAACGTGGTCGGGACCGAGCTTGGTGATGTGATTCAGGTGGTGTATAGCCCGCCAGGTGGCGGCACGGCCATTGACGTGTTCGCGGTGGTGGACAAAATCAGCCACGAAATAGGGCCGGAACACCATATGGTGTCGTTCGGCCTGTCAGCCACCTCTCAGGCATTCACACTGAATGACGCGGTATTTGGTAAATTGGACAGCGACTACGGGTTGGGCTACTAGGAGCACACATGGCCGAGGGCTACAAAGACTGGTCAGCAGGCGACATTTTGACGGCCGCTGATCTTGAGGATTACACGGTCAAACAGTCGGTGATGCGTTTTGCTGACGCGTCGGCTCGCACTACTGCGCTCAGCAGTGTGCTGACTGAGGGCA